ATGGAAAAAGACTGGTGGACGCAACAAAAGACAAATTGCGATACGTGCCAGAATGGAAAGCATGGATTGTGTGGAATGGCCAAAGATGGGAACACACTGACGTTCATGCAGTCAAGCGACTGGCACACGCAGTCGTGCTTGAAATGTACAAAGAAGCTGGTGGATCACTCGCCATCAATGCCGATCTGGCGAAATGGGCACTGAAGAGTGAATCCACATCGCGCATCGATGGCATGATTGCAGAAGCTCAGCCATATCTTGTCGCAAAGCCAGCAGAATTCGATTCCTCTCCATGGCTATTCAATTGCGCCAATTGCGTCGTCGATTTGCGCACCATGACTGTCATCAAGCATGATCCTGCACTGATGCTGACGAAAATCGTCAATGTCGAGTACAAAGAAATTCCCATGTCGCAGAAATGGCAAACATTCCTGCGCACTGTCTTCCAAGACGATGCCGATCTGATTGACTATGTGCAGAAAGCTGTCGGATATACCATGACTGGCTCCACAGATGAGCATTGTCTTTTCTTCTGTTATGGCAATGGGGCCAATGGTAAATCTTCATTCATGAAGGCACTGAGCATCATTGCTGGCGACTATGGCACTACATCATCTATCGAAGCACTGCTTGACCACAGGCAGGATGGCGAAGGTGCCACACCAATGATTGCTGCGCTTGTCGGAAAACGATTCGCCATGGCCTCAGAGATGCCAGAAGGCAGAAAGCTCAATGAATCCAGAGTGAAAGACATCACTGGTGGCGATGCGATCACTGCGCGCACACTCTACGGAAAGCCATTCGTGTTCAATCCGTCGCACACTCTCTGGATTACTGGCAATCACAAACCTCGCATTACAGGTCTCGATGTGGGCATCTGGCGACGTCTTCGCATCCTACCATTCACTGCAACTATTCCAGAAGCACAGCGAAAAGATCCAAGAGAATTGGAAGCCATGTTTCATGAGGAATCAGAAGCCATACTGCAATGGATGATCTTTGGCGCACATCTCTGGTATAGGAATGGCCTTGGCTCATGCGAAGCCGTCGAGAAGGCAACGACGGAATATCGCGGAGAAGAAGACATTGTTGCGCGATTCATCCAGCAGAGATGCGTCATGAATCTCACTGCTGTCATCAGCAAACACACGCTTTATGACGCATGGAAAGAATGGGCAGAAGACGAAGGCGAAAGAGGTGCATCATTCAAATCACAGCGATGGCTTGTGCAGCAATTGCTGACACGGTATGCAGAGATTGGTGCAGTCTCACACAATCGCTCTTCAATGTTTGGCATTGGTATGCTGGATGAGTTTCGCACTGCACCAGAAGAAGCACGACCGTCGCGCAGTCAAATGCGTCGAGGTGAAGCATAATCGTGTGCATTAAGACATCATCTCACTATTTTTTCCAAGAGTTTCTACTATATTCTCTTCATGTACATACTTTACAAAAAGTATACCTACTTAATGTCTTATTGCACACTGAAGGAAGAGAAAATGGCTAAGCGAGAGAAAGGCGATCTGTTTATGGATACCAAAACCGACAACAGTCCAACTATAAAAAAGAATGGGCCTGCACTGTGCTTGTGTTGCATGCGTGCCATGGATACTGCCACACCATATCCACAGCTTTGCACACTGTGCAGGAAGGATGCGTCTGGCTCACTGACCATTGTGGCGCATGAGGTGGATGAATTAGAAACCACATGGCGCAATGCACTGCGCACATCGCAGATCGACACGCAACAGCGATTTGTGTCCATGATGGAAAGCGCATCATCTGCGTATGGGCCAGGTACAGCAATGAAGCGCAAGGATGCCATTGACCGCTTCAATGTGCGACTGGATGCCAGCATTCTCCAAGGTGGAGAATTCGCAATGCTTGCATCCAAATGGCGCCAATGGAAAACACGCAGCAGTGATCGCGATTTGATTCAAATCATGTTGGCATTCACTGGTGAAGGTGTGCAGAAATGAGCAAGGGATATATACCAAGGTTTCGCCAGCAGCTTGACCAAAATCACAAGGCCATTGTGGCAGCATTGACATACTCTGGCGCACTGGTCGCAGACCTAAGCAATGCAGGTGGTGGCGTACCTGATTTACTGTGTGGCTATCGTGGCACGCTCTTCTGTGTAGAAGTAAAATCTCCAAAGGGATCACTGAGCGCAAAACAAAAGGAATTCTTTGCACAATGGTCTGAATATCCTGCAATCGTCATACGCACAGTAGACGAAGCAATGGATGTGATGGAGATACTGCGCAATGCGTATGATATGGAAGAAATTGATTGGCAGATATTACTACCGAATCGACGTAGGTCAAAGCGGAAGATGGATGTTGGTACGAGAGAAGAGCGATGACGAAGATGATGAGATTGTGACACGAGGAAGCATGCGCAATCCTACACTGGCACTGATCATAGACGACATCATTGAGGAAATGATGGCACTGAGCGAGGAAATACAAAACCATGATTGAGTTTATCGCAGGATGTGTGCTTGGTTTTATGACTGCGACTGTGGCGATTGTCGTAGGTATGGCATTGGAGCAACGAAGATGGAAACCATAGTGCTTTTCTGGTATCTGCTGTGTGCTGGCAGTGATTGTCGCGTCGAGCCATTCGCTGTGTCTCGCGAAGCATTGGCCATCATCTCATGCGAGTCTGGCGATGGCCACAACTATGGCACATATACGACGCAGTCCAGATCGAAAACACATGATGGTGGACTGTTTCAATTCAACGACAAAACGTATCTCTGGCTAATGGGCACCGATCATGCGCAGAGAGATTCATACGAAAACCAGTACACAGCATTTCGCAGATTGTGGAGTGATGGCACTGGATGGAGGCATTGGAAATCTTCGCAAGCATGCTGGTCACAATGGATGGTCGTCATTGATGGAAGGGCAGTGTGGCAATGAGTAGCACGATGCAGGTCTTGGAATTCTGGCGATGGAAACGCATGGAGATCGACGCAGAAATTGCAAAGCATCCTGAGCGACAGGATTTGCACATCTGGCGCAGTCAAATCACTGTGAGGATTGAGCAATTGCAGAGGCAGGTATACAAAGAGGAAGCAGAGAAACGCGCATGAAAATCGACGTTGATAATCAGCATGGCTTTGTGGAATTGGTAGACTGGATGACCGTCAATCCATCAGAGAAAATCACTGATGCTGCCAGAGTAAGCTATGACAGAGACGGTGCGCATGATGCTGAGAAGGATGCGCGTCTGATTGCGCGTCTGGCCAAAGATGGGCACTGGTCTCCATTCCGTCATTCGCCAGTCACACTGATGGTGTCTTGTCCAGAGTTTGTCGCACGCCAATGGTATAAGCATGTCGTTGGCTCTACATACGCATTCGTCGATACTGGATGGAATGAGGTTTCGCAGAGATACAGCGAGGTGTTGCATGCATATTATCCAGACGTCGTCCATGTGCAAAGCTCAGTGAGCAAGCAAGGATCCGCTGAAGCCATGGACGAATTGCATGCAAAGCAATTGCGCGAATCAATCGAGACATCACTGCTTCACTATCACTATCTGATTGCGCATGGCATGTCTCGCGAGGAAGCACGCATGGCATTGCCATTGGCAGTCTACACACGATTTTACTGGACTGCATCGCAGCAAGCATTGAAGCATTTCGTCAGTCTGCGCACACACAGCACTGCGCAAAGCCATATCCGATTCTACGCAGATGCAGTCAATACGATTTGCGACCATCACTATGGTCAAGCATGGAAGGCCTTCGAATGATTTTGCATGACGTCGAGATAGAGAGACTGGCACACGCAGGCATGATTGAGAATTTCGCACCGTGCGAAAGTCGTCCAGATGTGATTTCCTATGGCCTGACATCGTTTGGCTATGACATGCGTGTTGCAGATGAATGGATGGAATACGCAAACGACACAGTAGATCCAAAGAATCGCGACGCATTCGATGTCATGGCAGTGCGCACATACAAACAATCAGAGTATGTGATCGGTGCTGGAGAGTTTGTGCTGTGTCGCAGTGTAGAGAAATTCGCCATGCCTGAGGATGTCATTGGCATCGTTGTTGGCAAATCGACGTATGCCAGATGTGGTCTTATCATCAACTGCACACCAATGGAGCCGGGATGGCGAGGCGAATTGACCATTGAGATACACAATGCGTCGCTGAATGCAGTCAAGATTTACGCCAATGAAGGAATTGCGCAGGTCATGTTTTTCCGTGGAGATCGGCCAAGAGTGACATACTCTGACAAACGAGGAAAATACCAAGACCAATCTGGTGTCACACTGCCAAGGATGCAGCAATGAATTCTTGACAGTGATGCGATAATGAAAGCAGAAGCCAATGCATCTGCGAAAGGCACACCATGACAAACGCACTAATACCAATCCCATTGGCGACTGAGCTTGGCATTCCGGGAGGCACATACACTGCGACGCAAACTTTTGTGCAGGTAGACAAAGCCGGTCAATGGTTTGCGACGTCCATGGGATCACATCTGATACCAAGCAAGAAATTCGCAATCCATTTGTGGTATCGCAAAACCATCACTGCATCATGGGAATTGATTCAGTTTGTCGAGGATGCACATGGCAACATCACTGTGATCGGCAACGAATTATTCTTCATTGTCAATCGTGGCAATGGCACGACGTTCATGAATAAGATTCAACGATGGCAAGGTGTTCGCTGATGGCATATGCGTATGCGTTGATGCAATGGAAGACTGTCGCAGAATTTCGCATGCATCTCGACAGGCACAATCCAGATGTGGCGCCATGGGCCAAAGGTGTCGTGCTACATCACACATGGAGACCGACACCAAGCCAATGGAATGGAAAGCGCACCATGGACGCCATGAGCGCACGATACCAAGCCATGGGCTGGCGTGGTGGCCCACATTTGTTCATTGTGCTTGGATCTCCAAAAGTAGAGAATGATGGTATCTGGCAGATGTGTCCACTAAATGTGGCAGGCATTCACTGCAGTGATTTAAAAGGCAATGCGTCGATGTGGGGCATTGAGGTCGTTGGCGATTACGATGTGCGTCCATGGCCAGACGATTTGCATACCATGGTGCGTGCGACGACTCTCGCACTGATGGCATGGCATGAAATCACTGTGACATCTGACACGCTCAAAGGCCATCGAGAATACCAAGCTGCGCGCAAGACGTGTCCAGGCTCAGCAATCAACATGGATATGATTCGTACAGAGTTTAAAGCATACCAAGGGAAAGACAATGAATGAGACTGTAGAAACCAAGCTGGCCAGAATAGAGACGAAGCAAGACATGATCTTGCAACGACTAGAGTCTGGCGATGCCAATTTCAAAGAGTTTGAGAAACGCATTGCGCGTCTGGAGCAACAGGTATATCTGGTCATGATTGCAGGTACTGGCGCATGGATGCTTTTTCTTGCATGGTTTCGCATGGGAGGATCATAATGAAACGATGGTTTCGCAGTAAGACGATTTGGATTAATCTTCTCACTCTGATTGCCATGATTCTGGCAACGATTGCAGCATGGCCTGAGGTGCAGGAAATTGCGCCACAGATCGCATACGCATTGGCAATCGTCAATGTGCTTCTGCGTTTTGTATCTTCTGAGTCGATACGATGACAATCGTCAAGCGCAAAGAAACTGAATACAATCTTCCTGGTCGTCCATTGTGGGCAGTGCCATTCCTGCGCGCATTTTCGAAGAATGCCAATGTGAAGGAAGCACTGCTTTTGGCTGGCGTGTCGAGACGCGCAGTGTACAAACTGCGAGACACAGATGATGAGTTTCGCCAGGCATTGATTGACGCACAGGATGATGGCGCAGACGAATTGGAAGGCATCGCACGCAGTAGAGCCAAGGCAGGCAGTGATGTGCTTCTGATGTTTTTATTGAAGGGATTGCGTCCATGGAAATATCGAGACAATCATCATGTCATTAATACCAGCACACCAACAGATTACGTCATCGATCTCAGCACAGACGATTCGCCACACATCACAGACGTCTCCACAGAAAACGTTTTGGGCCAATGATGCGCGATTCCGTTTATTCGTAGGTGGACGCGGATCAGGCAAAACACGTGCTGGTGCAGTTGAAGCACTGCGACAGCCCAAAGGCACGACAGGTCTGGTCGTTGCACCTACCTATCCCATGCTTCGTCTTGGTGCCATGGAGACCATTCTGAAACTCACTGCCAAGGCAGGCATTGTGACTGCATGGAATAAGAGTGAAATGGAATTGCGTCTTGTCGGTGATCGGCGCATCATTTTTCGTAGTGCAGACAATCCTGATCGTCTTCGCGGTGCCAATGCTGGATGGCTATGGCTTGACGAGGTCGCACTGATGGATGCAGATATTTGGCCATTGTCGATTGCGACATTACGCGAATCGCCAGGTCGAGCATGGATGACGACGACTCCAAGAGGAAAAGATTGGGTATATACTCTTTTCTCTGGCAATCACAAAGACTATGCCACAGTGAGAAGCAAGACCACAGATAATTTCTTTCTGGATGACACATTTGTTGCCACACTGCGCCAGTCCATGACATCTGAGATGTATCGACAGGAAGTAGATGGCGAATTCACTGATCCCATTGGCACACTGTTTCGCAGAGAATGGCTTAAGCTCACTGATGTGCGTCCACATGGTGCCAAATGGTTTCGCTATTGGGATTTAGCCACATCAACGAAGCAGTCAGCAGATTACACTGCATCAGTGCGATGCTGTCTGCATGAAGGTGTGCTGTACATTGCTGATGGCATCCACATGCGCGCAGAATGGCCAGACGTGCGAAGAGTCATGGTGTCGATCATGCGCAGTGAGACAGACACCACACATGGCATTGAGAAAGCCATGAATGGTTTGGCTGCTGTGCAGGAATTGCGACGACTGCCAGAATTGGCTTCTGTGCCATTTCGCGGAATCGATGTGCGAGGTGATAAAATTCAGCGTGCCATGCCATGGGCAGGAAGGGCAGAAGCTGGTGCAGTGCGCATCGTTGCTGGCGCATGGACACGAGATTTCCTCGACGAGACTGTGGCGTTTCCTCATGCGCCACATGATGACTATGTGGATGCAGTGAGTGGTGCAGTTGGCATGCTCAGCACACCAAAGATAGAATGGAGTTTCGCATAATGCCAATTCAGTATCCGAATGGATGGCTTGAAGCCATGAATCGAAGCGGAAAGCTGTATTCTCCAGCAGATGCGTATCGAT